CATATTCCGATCTGCACGCACTGAAGCCGCCTGTTGGGCATCAAGAGCGTCCTTGGCTTCGTCACTCATGTTAATAGCGACATAGTTCCTATACCAATTCCCATCAGCCATTTGTATCACGCCCTGGCGCGCGACAAACTGGTATCTGGTTGCTGCTGGCTGCGGCCCTTCAAAGATCACATCAGCGTCAAAGCTATCCAATAGCTCTTCGAAAAGCTGAGGAGGGAAGCTGGTGGTGGGATGAAGCGCGCGAAACTCTCTGTTCGTGATCACTTCTCCTGTGTTTCTCAATCTGATTTCCATAGTTTCCTCTACGCGATTGCTAAAAATATGTATGTGCCGCCGCTGGCGTTCAAAGCCGCTGGCGCTGCCGCTGTGACTTTAAAGCCTGTGCTGTCTGTATCCACATAGTTGGTGCTGGTGACTTCGGCAGCCGAGCTGTTCAAGAGTAGGTAGGGATCATTGCCGGCGATTATGCCACGTGCACTGTCCCACACATACCAGTCGCCAACCAAATCGGTGCGCTTGATGAGGACAAACCTCGCACCTGTTGTGAAGCCGCAGTTAACGGTCAGGGTTGCGCCTGTGCCGGTGTAGGAACCCACTTTGGAAACTCCTGCGACCGTGGCAAACAGGTAGGCAACGTAGGTATCACCAAGACCATTGGTAGCTTGACTGTCAAAGCCCGGATTTTTAATATAAATTGTTGATTGTGTCCAAGGTGAAGACCCTGCTGCATTTGCATTTGTAAAAAATGAGTCTGTAGTGTTTAATAACGCGCCTTTACCAACCTGGGTGGCGGCAGACACAATCCAATCACCACTTCCATTACAACGTTTAAAAAAAATCAACTCTGGTATTGACATAAGGTTGTGAGAAAGAGAACGGTTACTACCGCCATCCCCCGTATAGCACACTACATCAAAGAAGCCGGGGGCGCGGCGGAACATCCAAGACCGATCACCCGAATCTGATCCTGCCGCCCCTAATGTTGAATATCCTGTCATCCCATCAAAAATATACAACGGAGACGCGGCAGTTTCTACTTCTGTTAAATTTGGTTTAACTTGCACCGCTCCGCGAAGACGATCTCCAGCCTGCCAGTCCCCTCCCCCAGTCGTGACATCTGACTTGCGAATAGCCCAATCGACAGGAAAACCAGCAACCCACCTAGGCATAACGCTGGCAGTCCCAGTACGCGAAGCAGATGTATAAACACTCGTCCCAACAGTGGGCGTCTTCATGGGGCCGCGACGAATGGCGATGTAGATGTAACCGGCGGTGTTTTGGTTCCATTGTGCATTTGCCACATTAAAACCAGTGTTAGTAATACGGATAGACTCTCCGCCCAAAGTACTTTCAGCAGCAGTGGTGTTTGCAAGCAACCAATTTGTATTTGAGCTTACTGTAAAACCGCGCATATTATCTGCAATTCCCCAACCAACAGTATCGGAAACTTGTGAGGTTCTTTTTACTAAAACAAACTGAGGCTCCCAACCCAAATTAATTGTTTTAGAATAATTTGAAGTCCCATTGCCAACATAAAAACTACAACTTATAACATTATCTAACCCCGACGCACCAAATCCACCAGCATTATTAGCAAATAAATATGCAACATAAGTTCCGCCATTAGCATTGACATCGGCAATGGTGCCGAGCGAAAAATTGGCGCTGGTTGCGTCGGTATTATTCCAATATGTAATGTTGTCGTTTGCAAGACCTATGGTGTTAAGAAATAGTGCATTTTCACCTGCTTTGGTTGTACCAAAAACCCCAGTTCCATTCGCATATGTTAGAGAGTTGTGATAAACACACCAAGTACTCTCAGCATCAGTGCGCTTTACAAAAATGCAGCCCGGCACTGAACCTAGGTTGTGGGCAATGGTGCGGTTAGCGCCTGTGCCAGTGTAGGTTACGATGTCAAAGAACTTTGGCTGCTCGCGGAAGGTCCAAGAGGCGTAATTGGTTGTATTGAAATTTGTAAATATGCTTGAGCCTGATGCAAAACCATTTGAGTTAAAAGCGGTTACGGCGGTTGCTTGAGGCGCTTGCGTGTTATTATTGTCTGTTTGAAGCAATTGCGTGACACCGCGAGCCGTATCAAACAATGCGTGGTTAAACCCAATAGTACGGCCCTTAATCCAAACCAACCCACCTTTGCCTGACAGATCAATTCCGTTCGTGATTGTCTGCGTGGAGCCGTTGCCGGTGTAGAGGTACGTGCTGAACACGTCCTCAATGTAGATCGCGGCGGTCGCGGCGGTCGAAACTTGAGTTGTATTTGCGCTAAACATTACAGATAATTCTGCCCTGCATTTGAACCCCACCAATAGGTACCATCAGCTGTGAACACAAACTTGTCGCCTTTGCTTATGGTGCTGGTGATGGTGGGCGCTGTGCTACTGGGCCACTGGACACTGGCTGGCCAAGTTGCAGTTCTGCCGCCTGTGGCATCCTGTTTTAAGAAAATAGTAAAAGACTGTCCTGCTGTGGGGGTGGGAAAGGTGAATGTGCAGTTTCCTGTGAGAGTGAGAATTTGCAGTGTGCCAGTTGCAATAGAGATGGTGTAAGCAGTGCTGGTGTTGGCTGTGACCACACCTTCTTTGTAGTTACCGGCTAGATCAAGCTTTGCGCCAGGAGAGCTTGTGCCAATACCCACGTTGCCGCTGCTGTCAATGCGCATACGTTCAGAACCTGCGGTATATAATCCAATGAATCCGCCTGTGCCACCTAATTGGCCAATTTGCATGATCATATTGTTTGCGATAGAAAATATTCTTGAAAAATTTTCAGCAATAACATCAACGCATAAACCCAGGGTAGTGTTGTCAGGGTTTAGCAGCGTAAGCTGTCCACCTTCTCCACCACCACCATTTAAAATCGTGAGGTCGCCATCTATCCTACTACCACCAACTACGTGCAATTTTGCTGCGGGAGAAGATGTTCCAATGCCTACTCTACCGTCAGAAGTAATACGCATTCGTTCCGTATCATTGGTCCCAATCAATAAAGGAGTGTTTGTTCTGGCATCAAGAAAAGTATAATTATCACCTGCACGAATATCTAAAGCGGAAGTAACACCACCGCCACCTCCTGTAAATTCTGCTGTAAATCTAGCAATATTAATTCCACTTGTATCGGTGGTTATTGCTCTAACTGTTTGAATACCACTACCAGAAACTTCCAGCCGATTTCCAGGAGAAGTTGTGCCAATACCAATATTACCATTATAACCGGAAATTGTGCCACCACCACTGCCCAACTTTAAAGAGCCTATGGTTGGAGTTGATTGGCTGTATAGACCAACAGTATCCAGCACGTTAATATCAACTAGTTTAGTATTGTCGCCGATAAGAAGAACATCGCCACTCAAGGCAGAAGCTTGACCTCTAATTAAGCCATTGACATCCAGGCTGCCGGTAATGGCTGTATTGCCCTGCACATCAAGTTTTGTGCTAGGTGTAGCTGTTCCAATACCCAGCCTGTTGTTTGCGTTGTCCCAAAAGAGCTGTGAATTGGCCTGGGTGTACACACCAGACGATCCAGCAAACACCACAGAACCCAGCGTGAATGTGGTGGATGTGCCTGTACCACCATAAGCAGGACTTACCACACCCAGGGTGTTAGCCCCCAGAGCCAGATTGGATAAATTACGTGAACTGGTCATATGTGCGTCTCCTGCCAAATAATGGTTGCGGGCAAGTCCAGTACATCATAACAGTTTGGTCCTGGATCCAATAAAATAGATCAAACATGCTTAATGAGACAACACAGCATGCTGCACGCTGTATGCTAGTAACGCTCACTTTATGTAGAGCAAGTGTGTTTGTCATTTTACCACTCTATTGTTTTTGTTATTTAAGTCCATGAATAGTAAGAGATACCACCAGCACCACCAGCACCACCGGAAGTACCATCGGTAGCTGGCGAACCGGCCCCGCTTCCACCAGCTCCTATCAACCAGGCTTTCATCGTATTTGTGCCAGCTGGTATGGAATAAGAAGTTCCTGAGGTTAAAACAACTGTTGTGGAATTATTGAATTGTAAAATCAATATACCACTGCCACCTGTTCCGCCTGTCTGAGTGCCAGTATAACCTGCAGCGCCGCCACCGCCTCCACCAGGACCACCAGTACCACCGTTACCGCCATAAAATCCGGCACCACCGCCGCCTGCTCCAATAGAAGTGCTAGCCACGGTTGTGCCATTATTAATGTTTGCAGTTCCTGAACTGCCTGCGGTGCTTCCGGCTCCGCCGATGCCAAGAACATATCCAGTTCCTGTAAGAGCGTCGCTGAGACCGTTGAAATCAACCGCACTGCCGCCTGTAGCACCACTGGAAACGCCAGTGCCGGTAGGTGTACCTCCATTGATACCACCGCCGCCGCCACCACCGGTATCACCTGTAGCACCAGACCCATTACCACCCGTGGCATTTGCAGTTCCACCCATAGCAATACCACCAGCGGCGGCAGATCCTGTATTATATGAACCACCGGCGCCACCACCTGCAACTAAAGATACAGCGAAATATGTTAAGGTACTTTGCCCGCCTGTAGTACCATTTGAAGCGCCAGAGCCACCGGCAGGACCAATACCAAGACTATACGAAATTGTACCAGTGTAACCGCCAACTGTAGAACTTAATAGAGCCCTCCTAGCACCATAATATCTCGTCATATCAATCCTGCAATACGGTCATTGTAATTGTTATATCGGTTGCTGCTGTATACGTCGGAGTGCCAGTAGTAACTAGAACGCCATATAACGTTTGTGTTGTTGTAATAAAACCTACACCAGTGCCATTAGTGACATTGATAGTCTTACTAATTGTTGAATCAGCAGATCCAAGAGTTATTACGTTTAACAACTTCGGTAGATCGACAGCATTCAGTGATGGTGTCGCCTTATCAGCAACAGTTGTGCTTCCCGGAATATCGTTGAACAAATACAACTTATAACCAGTCGTTTGAACTGACTGCGAAAGAACAGTCACGTTCTGAACAATGCCGCTCTGTTGTGGTCCAGTAATGTTTCTGAACCTGATAAGACCACCCACCGAGTTATTTGCAACGTAAGCTGATGATGCGGTGACGGTTAAAGGAACCGTCACCTGTGCTGTTCTTGTTACGACAAATGTCAGAGGTGCAGTAGTTTGATTGGGTGTAAAAGCAGGCATATTATTTCCTCAAAGTTGCAGCCTCAGGATAGTCAATGTTAGACAGGTACTTCTTCCCACTGGAAAGAGCAAAGCAGCGAAGATGCTGCAGATGCTGCTGAAGTGTAAAGCTGAGCATAACCACCTGGTGGAAGAATCAAAGAACCTTCAAGATCGAAGTTTGAAGGAACGTTGGTGTTTGTTGTGATTGCCCCAGTACCCACATACCCCAGAACAATATCCAGGGTGGGAGTAGTTGGCAGTGTGATAGCAGATGAGAAGTACATCAAAGCAGTTGGAGCAGGACCGTTAAGGAAACGGTTCTTGGGAGATACGGAAGTCAACGTACCTGAAACTGCGGTTGTTGCATTAAAACCTGTGGCAATACCGATAATTGACGCTGCCGATGGCTGAGCTAAAAGAAAGGAATAACCCACCTTGGTCAAGACCACGTTATAGGTGTTACCAATTGGATTATACAGAACTGGTAGGCCAGTCACCGAAATTGTAAGACCAGCTGAAGTTGCTGTTGCAATAGTTGTCTGAGTTGCGCCTGTGAACATGGACTTACGGTAAGTGGCTTCGTAATAGCGACCATGCAGCTCAGACATAATAGCATCGCCCATGTTACCCAGACGAGTGATTGACTGCTGACCAGCTGGTAAAGAAGAAGAAGTGCTAAGGGCACCAACCTGACCTTGTGTAATCATTTTTAGTTTCCTTTTAGAAGTTAAACATTGATGGTTCGATACGCATGGACTGTGGTTCGTCTTGAGCCGGTAGGCCTCTTGCAAGCAGTCCAGGCAACTCGTACAGTTGCTGATTCATAATCTTCAATTCCATAAGAATTAAAGATAGAAGCTCTATACTAGACTGACCTTCCAGCTGATCAACATCAACCACGGAGGTTGCTGTAACGTATTCTGGCGACTGCGACGCAGGAATCTCGCCAACTATTCTTGTCTGTTCTGTATAAGCCATTAGAAGATTACCCACCCTGTTCCGATAGAGATCACGCCAAACATTGTATTGTAGTATCCTATTGTAGCACTTGTATATCCATCGATCAATTCAGATCCGTTTGGCAATACTGTTACTACACCATTTGCAGTATTTATATTCTTGATATAGAATTGTTGACCTGCAACTGTGGAAGCAGCTGGCAAAGTCACAGTCAAAGTGCCGTTTGTCATTAGCAAGTCGTCCGTTGCAAGCACTGTGGTGCTACTAGTAATAGTCCTGTAGTTCATTGTGGACTTGGCAGACCAGTAAACACCTGTGCCGCTGCTGGTGAGCACATTAGTGCTGGTGCCAGCAGGGATCTCATCAAGCAGTCCAGCATTATCGTAAAGAATACGACCGCTAGCGCCGCCTGATATAACTGTGCTTCCGATTTGAATTAGATTGCCAACCGCTACACTCCCAACTGAGATGGCTATGAATTCCACAATATAGCCTGCAGCACATGGGGTGGCCAGCACCACACTTGTGCCATTTGTGGCTGTATAATCCACACTATTCAGCAATACACCATTGACAAAAACCTCAATGGCTCCAGGTGTATAAGTCACAGAGAACGTGGTTTGACCTGCTGTAGCATTAAAAGCAGTGCGAACATAAGATGCAGTGCCAGGTGGGCCGGTGAAACCAGTGGGTCCAGTGGGTCCTTGAGGCCCACCAGATGGCCCTGTGGCTCCAACAGAGATACTGCCCACTGAGATGGCTATGAATTCCACCGTGTCGCCTACTAGACATGCAGAGGCCAACACCACACTTGTGCCATTTGTGGCTGTGTAATCTGCAGAATTTAACAAAACTCCATTCACATATACTTGAATAGCCCCCACTGTGTAAGAGACTGTAAAGGTGGTCTGACCCCCTGTCGCAGAGAATTCAGTGCGGGTGTAAGCAGCTATGCCAGTGGGACCTGTTGGGCCTGTTAGGCCTGTGGGGCCGCTTGTCCCCACTGAGATGATACCAATGGAGATGGCTATGAATTCCACAACATCGCCCACAGAGGCAGCTGAAGCTAGTACCACACTTGTGCCATTTGTAGCAGTGTAATCATCTGTATTCAGCAGTATACCATTCACAAACACTTGGATAGCGCCCACAGTATATGACACAGGGAATGTGGTCTGTCCTTCAGTAGCAGTTTCAGATGTGCGTACATAAGATGCTATACCAGTTGGACCTGTGGGTCCTGTGTAGCCTGTGGGTCCTGTGTAGCCTGTGGGACCAATTATACCAGTTGGACCTGTGGGTCCTGTGTAGCCTGTGGGTCCTGTGTAGCCTGTGGGACCAGTTTCCCCAAATAACCCACTATATCCGCTATAACCACTCTGTCCTTGTAATCCAGTTGGGCCAGTTGGGCCAAATAACCCACTATGCCCACTATACCCACTATGACCGCTATACCCACTATGTCCACTATACCCACTATGTCCACTATACCCACTATGTCCACTATACCCACTATGACCGCTATACCCACTCTGTCCTTGTGGACCAGTTGCGCCAAAAAACCCACTATGGCCGCTATATCCACTAAAACCACTATATCCGCTCTGTCCTTGTGGACCAGTTGTTATAGTAAATTGCCAAGTGGTTCCATCATAAATGAATTCCAGTGTTACATTACCAATTGTTACCAATAAATCAGTGGCTACACCCTCAATAGAGTTGCCATTACTTCCTAGAATCAAATTAGTTGTGGACCAGTTTCCACCATCTGTGATTATAACATAACTGCCCACAATAGGAGTAGCAGGCAAGTTTAGGGTGAAAGTGCCACCTGTTGTGTCAGCTATTATTCTGTTACCACTTGTTAATGTGGTTGTGGACGTGACTCTCTGCCAAGGATCTAACCCTGCTGGACCTGTAGCCCCTATAATACCACTGGTTCCACTTTCACCACTTATGCCACTTGTACCAGATGCACCGCTCAAGCCACTTGTGCCACTTATACCTGATATCCCGCTTACACCACTTATGCCACTTGTGCCTGATTCGCCACTTATACCTGATATCCCGCTTACACCACTTATGCCACTTGTGCCTGATTCTCCACTTACACCACTTATGCCACTTGTGCCTGATTCACCACTTGTGCCTGATTCTCCACTTACACCACTTATGCCACTTGTGCCACTTGTGCCTGATTCTCCGCTTACACCACTTATACCACTTGTGCCGCTGATTCCGCTTGTGCCACTAATTCCACTAGTGCCGGATTCTCCACTTATACCACTTGTGCCGCTGATTCCGCTTGTACCAGAGTCCCCTTGTGGGCCAGTGGGGCCTTGCACACCGCTTACTAGAGCCAAAAAGATGTCATGGCCATTGGCAAAGTTTGTTGTGCCCGTGCCGCCGGAAGATATGAGCGTGACGGGGTATGTCCAATAACTAGTGGAAGTGCCAGGGTTTATATGAGTTGGCGTGCCAGAAATTGTCCATTTCTGGAAATTGCCGCTGACGTTTTGATCCTGAATGACAATAGTTTCAGTTTCCAGAAGCAGCGCCAAAAAGATGTCAATGTCGTCGTTATCTCTGGTTAAATGGCTGACATTGATGCTGGTTGCGCTAATTTGTGTGGAATTGTCCCACAAAATATTCCCATTGCCCGGATAACCCGACGTAATGTTTGCGCGAGCGTTATAGAGGAAAAGGCTTGTCGACGTGCCTTGCGCGCCAGTAGGGCCAGTGGGTCCAGTAGGACCAGTCTCCCCTGTGGGACCAAGTTGTCCTGACGCGCCACTAATTCCGCTTATGCCTGATTCACCACTTATTCCACTGGTGCCAGATTCACCACTTATACCTGATTCACCACTTATTCCACTGGTGCCAGATTCACCACTTAGACCGCTTGTGCCTGATACACCACTTGTACCTGATTCGCCACTAACACCACTAAACCCTGAATACCCGCTCTTTCCATCGACACCAATTATGCCGTCTTGACCCGAAACACCACTTATTCCGCTTATTCCGCTTATCCCGGATTCACCACTTGTGCCTGAAGTACCACTGATTCCACTAGTGCCGGATTCACCACTTGTACCTGATTGGCCACTAACGCCACTAAACCCTGAATACCCGCTCTTTCCATCAACACCAATTATGCCGTCTTGACCCGAAACACCACTTATTCCGCTTATTCCGCTTATCCCGGATTCACCACTTGTGCCTGAAGTACCACTTAATCCGCTTGTACCACTTGTGCCACTTGTACCTGATTGGCCACTGAATCCACTGATACCCACTGCACCACTTTGACCAGAGTATCCACTATAGCTAGTAATGTCAGCCAGGAATCTTTGCTGAATATCATTTATAAGATCTTGTGGAAGATTGAATTCTGGCTGGTTATTGAATATGGGTAGGCCAAATTGGTTTTCACGTATAATTAAGCAATCAAACACATTTGTTTGACTTACAGGACCAATACTTTGTGCAGTTTGCGTGGGATCACTTAACAAGTTATAAAGGTTTTTGTCCTGCACTTTGGTAGTCATAGTGCTTTCAGTTACGTCAATAATGTCTTGTATCTGGACACAAATACTAAAATTATTAAACACCAACCAATCACCCACTTGCACATCCAGACCAGTGAATGCAAATGGTACAAGTGTGTTGGGATCACTATGAACTTGGGCCCGTATACTCAAGTCCACTACCCACTCATATGGGTAGCCTGCCCATGTGGGATTCATAACTGGAGTAATTAATGAGACAGGTGTAATACTTAATGTGCTGGCTCTTAATGTTAAGATCACAGAAGAATTTAATGGCATCTCAGTTATTTGTCCTTACCATTATACAAAGAATACAACTGCTTTAGCTGAGCCACCAGCAACAGTACCCACGTTGGTGGGTGTTATGTTATTCAGAACAAATTTAGTAGGCATGGTCACATCATAGCTCATGTTCATGATGGAATTGGGACTTCTTGCAGTGAATATGTTGCCTGGCACAGTACTTTGACCCCAAATGACAAAGCCACTAGGAACATATCCCATAGTATGGGTTACAATAATATTGCTAGCTGTATACAATACAGACCATCCTGGGGGTAAACTGGTTACACCAGACACCTGGCCTAATCCATTGTATCCAATATTGAATTCATACATGAATCCTATACCACTAGGGCCTTGTGCACCTGTAGGACCTGTTACCAAACTGGGTGAACCAGTATAACCTGTGGCCCCAGTCACACCTGAAGGACCAATATCACCTGTGGGTCCCATTATGCCTGTGGGACCAGTGGGACCAGTGGGACCAGTAACGCCTGTAGCACCAGTCGCGCCGGATGCCCCGGCGTCACCAGTATTACCAGTAGGGCCTGTGACTGTGCTAGCTGCGCCAGTGGCTCCTGTGTCCCCAGTGGGGCCTGTGAAACCAGTAGGGCCAGTGACTGTGCTAGCTGCGCCAGTGGCTCCTGTGTCTCCAGTGGCTCCTGTGTCCCCAGTGGGGCCTGTGAAACCAGTAGGGCCAGTGACTGTGCTAGCTGCACCAGTGGCTCCTGTGTACCCAGTGGGACCTGTTACACCCATGGGTCCTTGAGGCCCAGAAATCCACTCAGCTTCAAAGTATGTGAACTGTGCGTCTTCCCCGGTGTCATCTGATACATATGTGAGTACCAGATAATTGTCTGTAAAGTCTGTGTAAACAGTGTATCCAAATGTTATACCTGTAGCACCCACGTTAAGGGTGGCATCATCCAAAACTGTGCCTGCCAAAGTTCCATCAGTAGCAATTTGTATGGTGCCGCTGCGGAAAGCTGTGCCTCTGGTCAGCTCATACCTTAGCACTTTGGTGAGTAGTCCTGTCACCACCCATGTGGCTTCTGGAATCATGACCTCAGTGGGCTGATCATCCAACAATGTGAGGGGACCTATCAAAGGGCTTGTGTACATGGGCCCTGTGGCACCTGTGTTGGTGGCAGTACCAGGTATACCAGTTGGACCTGTCGGACCTTGAGGTCCAATATTACCAATTGCCCCTGTGGGACCTGTTACACCCATGGGTCCAGGTGCACCAGTATTAGTGGCTGTACCTGGCAACCCATCCTCACCCTTCAAACCTTCAGGTCCTCTGGGTCCAGTGGGTCCCAAAATACCCAGTGTGCCTCCGCCAGATACTGCACCACCCAACGCACCAAAATTCAAGAGCACTTGATTCACACTACCCACTGTGGTAGTGTCAATTGGTTGAGGATTCAAATATGTTCTATCCAGTTTTGCACGAATCCACACATAGTTGCCCACAAACTCAAAACTGTAGCTGCCTGTGTCACCCTGAATCTGACCAGTTGGTCTGAAAGGATTTAAAGGGAATTGCACATACGTGAGTGTACTGTTGAAAGGAATACCAAACCAATCTACCTCAGTGGGGATAGTGGCCAAACTGGCCTCCAGATATATCCTACCCACAAAATTGGTGCAAGTGATACTCACAGTATGGCTAGTGCCAGACCAGTTTGAGTACCCCGCGCCCTTTTGCTTTTCTCCAGTTACATTTATTTGACTGCCCGTGGTGGGCAGTAATACCACACTATCCATGTCTACCCAAAATCACTGATCATGTTTGGGTTATTTAACCGGTTGTCAGTCTGTTATTGGTTGCACTTCAATAATAGCTGCGGAGTCTGCCAATAGTTCTTCCAAAATACCCGGAAGAGTTTCTGTGATCATGGCAATCTGATCAGAATCCAGAACTGCGTGCTGAGCAGCATTATTTTTAACCAATTTACTCACTGTGATCACGAAAGTGGAGTGAATTACTTGTGCCATTTAAGGTCTCCTATAATATGTTTGGTTTACTAAATTCAGGCACGTGCAATTTTGGGTTTACGCCCGCGTCTGGTTTGTGGCTTCAGTTTGCAACCTTGTGTGTCCAGATCCGCTTGTGCACACAGTCTGGTCAGACTCATGCCATCCACTTCATGTATAAATTCCGGTGATACTTTAACGATTTGACCTGAGGTATTCACACAGCTGAGCACATGTTGTGTATCTATACGTTCCACTCTCAGTCGTTGTTGCACACGGACTGATTGTGGTGGACACACACCCAACCATGTGCCTGGTCTGATTAAGTTATGTTGGATCAGATTATTAATCAACTCCATGTGATGTCTCCCAGTTTAAATCATGTAATTCAGTATCCATGATCACAGCAGGCACACACATGCTAAGGAAGTCTAATTTGAGCTTGAGATCTGTATCCACTGTCACAAGCACGCTGCCTCCATGTTTTAATTTACCAAACAGTATCTCACGAGCCATGGGCTTTTTAATGTGTTCATCCACACATCGTTGTAGTGGTCTAGCACCCATAACAGGATCAAACCCATTACGGATCAACCAATCTTTAGCTTGTGGATCCAGCGTGACTGTGACCTTTTTAGTTGCACACATGTTATTCAAATTGGCCATAAATTTGTCCAGGATCAAATGCATGTTTGTATCTGTGAGCACTTTAAAGTTTACCACAGCATCCAGCCTGTTTCGGAATTCTGGTGCAAAAAACTTTTTTACAGCAGGGGCAGATTCTGTATCTGCTAACTGGGTTTGTGTGCCTGATACAAATCCCAATGGAGATTTGTCCAATTCTTGTGCACCCAAATTACTAGTAAAGATCAAGATCACATTGTGCATGTGAACAGTTTTCTGGTTTGCACTTGTCAAAACCCCAGCATCCATGACCTGCAAGAACAATTGACTCACATCAGGGTGTGCCTTCTCCACTTCGTCAATCAACAACACACACTGTGGTGACTGTTCCAGAGCATTTATTAGTGCTCCAGATCCAGCGGCACCATCTGAATATCCCACATACCCGGGCGGGGATCCAATCAATCTGCTCAAGGAGTGCTTTTCTTGAAATTCACTCATGTCTAGGCGGAAAAATGAATAATTTAAGGACTCAGCAAGGAGCTTTGCGAGTTCAGTATTATGATGGACTATGCCGTTACTGGTTTGATACAGGTGTGTGGGTGAGTCCACAGATAGATCATAATACAAGTGATCATCAATTGGTTGAATATCAACTACTTTGATTGTATCACCATTAGCCTTGACTATGCATGAACCGTTTTTCAAAGTATCAACATGTACACATTGACTGCCATTAAAGATAAGATGCTTATCAGCAGCTTTTATTGTGTCCCCGTTATCAAAAAAGATCATCCTACCAATGCAGGATTTGGTTATTCCGGCATTAGCAATAATCCATTCACTATGTTCGTTTTGTATATAGACTGGGGTTTTAAAAAACTGCTCTTGTTCAGGTGTAAAGTCTAAGTCTTCATACTCACTCAATAAGTCAAATAACTTACCAATTTCTAATGTGACTTCTATCATTGTTAACTCCTAGAGTTGGAAAGGATTGTGTAGATTGAACGCTAAATAGGTATAGGCCGCGGGAGTGCAATCCCCGCCTATTCTATTGCGCTTAGGAGCAACAGCATGACAATTTATAGTTTGTATGTGAAGACACATACGATAACGGGGTTGAAATATCTGGGATACACTTCTGAGGATCCTTTCAAATACAAAGGAAGTGGACACTACTGGAAGCGACATATATCTAAACACGGATATTATATTGAAACAAACATAATATTTCAAACCACTGATCTTGTGGAAATCAAGAGTATGGGTCAACATTATAGTAAGCTTTGGAACATAGTGGAGGCCATTGATAATAATGGTAACAAACTTTGGGCTAATCTTAAAGAAGAGTCTGGCCAAGGGGGAGCTATGAGCCCCTTGAGCATTACTAAGATGAAGTCGCATCATCCTCCTAGTCAAGTCAAAGTCACGTGTGTTTCTTGTCGAAAAACTATTGGTTATCCCAACTTTATCCGTAGCCACGGCGCTAAATGCGGAATTAAACAGCTTGTTTGTGTGGGGAAGTCCAATCCCAGATTTGATAAAACACCCCACACGTTTTATAACTGGAACACTGGAGAGAAGTTCCAAGGCACTCGTTACGATTTTTATCACAAATACTCGATGAATAAGGCTGCTGTATGCAGCCTTATCAAGGGATCTATTATTCATATAGATGGTTGGAGTCTTCACAAGGTTAGACCTACCCCCAAGACCTATAAATGGATTCATAAGTCTGGGAAGGTCAAAGTTTGTACAGACGTCGAATTCATGCAATTTCATAATGTACGATGGGCTTCCCTTGTAGAGCTTATTAAGTTGAAGGACTGTTTGGACCGGCAGACCCCTTTGCGTGGGTGGAGGCTATTAGACCTTTAGCCACAGCAATATCATATAGTGCATCAGGGATTTTAACAGTTATCTCCTGATCATAAGCCAAACATTTACCCACGCCGCTGGGGCCCACAAACAGAAAGCTACCCTGAGTCTTGTTGTTTTCTCTTAGGCCACTCAAACTCATGTAAACCTGATCTGACACCAAGTGCACAGCATGATCTTGTCCAAACAATTTGGCACTGATGGTTTTTTGGATGTCTTGTGTTTCTGGCTGCTGTTGCTGTTGAATTGCATGCAAACTGATCTTGGTTTGATCACTTACTGCTTGTTGGATATCTGCAAGCATGACCAAAGTATCACCACGCAGCTTGACAGCAGCCCCAGCATGGTCAATCAAATCCAGGGCCTTGTCTGGCAGATGTTTGTTGTGCATGAACTTGACGCTCAAATCCACACTGGAATTCACACAGTCTGTGTGATATGTTACTCCATGGAACTTACCAAACTGTGGTAACACACCTTTCACAATCAGTTTGGAATCTGACGCATTGGGCTCAGCAATATCCAGCTTTTGAAAGCGACGCAGTAGTGCACGATCTTTTTCAAAGTGCTTGCGGGACTCTTCTAAAGTGGTGGCACCCACACAACGCAGTTCACCCCTGCCCAGTGCAGGCTTGAGTATGTTGGCCACATCCATGCTGTTTTGACTGCCGCCTGAACCTGCTCCCAGGATCATGTGGATCTCATCTATAAACAGGATCACATGTGGCATGCTTTTCACAGCCTGAATTAAATTTTTCATGCGATCCTCAAAATCACCTCTGAACTTGGTGCCTGCAACCAGTGAACTCACATCCAAACTCCAAATCTCAGAGTCAAACAGACTGGGAGGTACCTGCTTGTCCACAATGCATTTGGCCAAACCTTCCACAAGTTGAGTCTTACCCACTCCTGGTGCTCCCACCAGTAATGGATTATTTTTGTTCTTACGATTGAGCACATGAATAATTTGCTTTACTTCAGTATGCCTGCCAATAAGCGGATCCACGTTATGTGAGCGAGCCTTCTTGTTCAGATTGACTGCAAACTGCATCAAGATCTGTTTGGCCTGATCAGCATCCATCGCACCATCTTCTTGCACATTCTGATTGGTCAGATGTTCTTGCAGTGTGTGTTTAGTAATACCTTCTTGTTGCATGATGTACACTGCCCAACTTTCCTTGGTGTTGAACATGGCCATCACCAAATCAGTCACATGAATGTGTGTTTTACCCCAGAACAAGCTTTGAGCTTTGGCTTGTTTTACAACAGTGAGTAATGTGTGGGTGTATTTGGGTTGAAACCTGACATCAGGCATCATGCTGTGTTTTGTTACATCAGTAAGAAACTTCCACAGTGTGTTTTTTAGTGTGGTGATGTCCACACCCATGTTTTTGATTGTTTGAATAAGGGTCTCATGCTCTAGACATGCATACAACAAATGCTCTTGAGTCACATATTCATGTTGAAGCTCCACAGCCAAATCAAAACTACGATTTAGCACTTGTTCAAAGTCGCTCTGTTTGCGAGCATCACTCATTTAGTAATATCCTTATATTTGTATAATTATTGTGCAAATATCTATCTTTGTCAATGACATCATGATCAAACACACCATGCGTTAATTTGTGCACGCTGTTCTGCTGTGAGACTGGTGGGCATGGCCACTTTAACATGCAAATATAAATCACCCCGTTGATGACTGTTACGAATCTTCATGCCCTTCTGCACCACTCTCAATATGGTTTGATTAACACTCAACTCAGGCATGTGTACCTGCACTGAACCACCATCAATACACACTACAGAAAGAGTGTCTCCTGTTAGGGCCTTCCATAGTGGCACTTGGATCTCCTGATGTAAATGGGCACCCTGTCGCTGCCATGTAGCATGAGGCTCCACATGAATCAAAATGATCAAATCACCTGGTGGCAGGTTGGGATGTGTTCTGTTACCATTTCCTGCATACTTGATACGCATGCCATCTTCCACACCAGCTGGAATTGTGACTTGTATGTTGATGGGTGTCTGTGCACTATCTGAAAAATTGACTTGCACCTGCTTACCCTTATATGCATCTTCCAGACTGATGTTCAACTGAAACACACTGTCAGCATTTCGGGTGGCTCTCTGCTCAAATCCACCAAACCCCATGTTATTAAACATGTGTTCAAATATGTGGTTAAAATTACCTGAATGATGTGATTGATGGAATTGAGTACTGTGATTACCACCTGACCATGACTTCCTTTGATCATACTCTGATCGTTTTTGCGGGTCACTCAGGGTTTCATAAGCTGAATTGACTTCTTTGAAACGTTCTTGGCTTTTTGGATCAGGATTCATATCAGGATGGTGTGTGCGTGCCAACTTACGATATGCCTGTTTTACTTCTTCAGCACTGGCTGTTGTGGGTATACCCAATATTTTATACAGATCTGTCATGGTTTCAGTGTATAACATTGTTATAAGATAATCAACCAGATTACTACTTGCTGCTATATTTTAAATATGGGTAACCCATACTTGGAAGCACATCACGTGGCAGGCTCTATGTTAGAATTGTTGTTGAAATATTTTAAAACTGTGAAACCACTTCAAATGGTTTTCCATTTGTTGTTTGTTATTATTTTGATGTGTGTGCTGAGTGTCACCTATATAATCACCTTTCATTTCACTCCCATCATGGATCTATGGCAACGTAGCAGAAGCATTGAACATTTCCGTAATGAGCTCAACATAAGCTTGGCTATTGACACACAAATAAATGACCAATTACAATTGATCCTCTCCCAAACACAGGCTGACAGGGCTTATGTGTTCAGATATCACAATGGCGTGCCCAGTGTGAATGGTATACCTTTTATATTTCACAGCAACACTCATGAAGTTATCAGACCAGGTGTGACCAGAGTGAGCAGTCTCATGCAGCGTATTCCCAGTTCCATTAACGTGCACATGAATCAAGAGTTTGCGAAAGGTTCATGTATCACAATCCTGGATGTGGACAAGGATCCCACCAGTCATGATTATTGGTATTTCCAGGCCAGAGGCAGCAGACACATGATCCGATGTGCTATATACACCGGCAAGAATGATTTGTTGGGATTTGTGGGTCTGGATTATTTGAACAATTTTAGCAGTGACATGACTGAGAGCACAGAAACAAGACTGCGTGAAAGTGCGTCTGCTATGGGTAACATACTGCACCGTAATTGAATCCAGTTTATTGATTCTGTAGGTTAAATCATACTAGACTGAGCCGATTATATCTGGTGAGGTTCTATTATGAAAGTTGTTATACCCATGGCTGGAGCAGGCAGCCGATTTGCAAAACAGGGTGAAACCACACCCAAACCCTTGATTAAAGTACAAGGAGTCACTCTAATTGAGCATGCTATCCGATCATTTGATGTGCATGCTCAATTCATATTTGTGACCCGAAAATTTCCAGATCCTGCTCACAACACACAACTGAGTGAACTGCTTCATAAACTGAGACCAGAACATGTGGAAATTCAACTTTCACAACTGAGTCAAGGCGCTAGTGACAGTGTGTTAGCAGCAGAACATCTGATCAACAATCAGGAGCCGCTCATTGTGTACAACTGTGATCAAATCATGCAATGGAATCCACAAGAGTTCATACAATTTGTCACAACCAACCCATGTGATGGTGCAGTGGTACTTTACAAAAGTAAAGATCCCAAAAACAGCTTTGCACAGTTGGATAACCACATGGTGACTGCCATTGTGGAAAAACAGCCAGTGAGCGATCATGCACTGGTGGGATTTCATTATTGGCAACATGGATCACAATTTGTGAAAAGTGCCCATGCACTCAAACAGGAATTCAGAGCATCAGGTAGACCTGAGTGTTATGTTAGCGAAACTTATAACTTCTTGATTGCAGAAGGTGCTAGAATTTTGCCATATCATGTGGCTCCTCATGTGTATGTGCCGTTGGGTACACCTGAAGATGTAGCAGTGTATGTGGGCACACAAAAGGAATTTTACTCTCAAAAACCCAAGACCATATTCTGTGATATTGACGGTACCATACTCAAGCATTTGCACCAGATTAGCACAGTCATGCAAGATGCTGGGCAGATTCTGCCTGGTGTGAGAGAAAAGTTTGATGAATGGGATAGTGCTGGGCACCATATTGTGCTTACCACAGCCAGAAAAGAGAGTGTGCGTGCTCACACTGAACAACAATTGAGACACATGGGCATTGTGTGGGATCAACTCATCATGGGCCTCACAAGTGGTACCAGAGTGCTCATAAATGACAAACAATTGGAATCTGATCCCAATCGTGCACAAGCAATTAATGTGATCACAAATCAAGGATGGTCTAACCAGACATGGCAGGATGTGGGTCTATGAAGCTGGACAGAATAGAGCACATGGTGAGAGGTTGGTTTGTGGGTGCATTTGAACCCACCATGCATGGCACTCCTCATGTGGAAGTAGGCTACAGGGTGCATGAACCAGGTATCCGAGATTGGCATTATCACACACATGTTAAAGAGATCAATTTGTTAGTGAGTGGCAGCATGATCATTCAAGGTAAACAGTTGCAATCAGGGGACATATTTGTATTGGAGCCATATGAGGTCACTGATCCTGAATTTCTGGAACCCTGTGGTATTGTGTGTGTGAAGTTTCCCAGTCAAAATGACAAACAGAGTATACCCACTCCTCATTCATGAAAGTTGCTGTATGCTTTAGCGGGCTTCCCCGTTTTATTCAACAATGTGCACCCTATTGGCAAAAAAGTTTGTTGGAACCTTATGACTGTGATGTGTTTGTGCACACTTGGTGCCAAGGTGCTGCGCAAGACGTGGTTACTCAACAAATAGTATCACACATGTACCAGCCTGTGAGATTTCAAATGCAGCACATGCCTGTGTTTGATGTGAGCATGTACACAGACAGAATTTGGCCTCATCGGATCACTCCCCAAGCACAACTTAGTCAGTTTGAGGGCATAAAACGTGCACAACTGCTCAGGCAGACACAAGAGCAAGCACAAGGGTTTATGTATGATGTAGTGATCAGAGCAAGATTTGATTGGTTTTTAGCACAGGTGGTATTGGAGATCAATCCTTGTGTGAATGTGGCTCACACACCTGCACTGGATGGTCACACATTCACATACGATGAAATCTCCCTAGTGGGTATAAATGACCAGTTTGCATATGGTACAAGTGCCCTCATGGATGTGTATTCCACAGTGGCGGACAACATACCCCATTTGTATGCAAATCATGGTGTGGATTTTTGTGGTGAATTATTTTTGAGAGCTCATTTGCATGAACATCATGTTTGTATTAAACATCACAAATGGCACAATGGAATAGTGCGTACTTGGGGCATTATGCCCTGAATAAAATATTGCAAGTGGAATCAAAGTCAAATACAATTGTGCATTATGTTTATTATAGCACACAGAGGGCTCACACATGGTCCTGATCCTGCACAAGAGAATGATCCTGATCTGATTCAATCCTTACTGGATGCAAGTTGGCATGTGGAAGCTGATGTGAGATTTGATCAGGGTGAATGGTATCTGGGACATGATCAAAATCAATACAAAGTGACTGCTGAATATTTGTGTCAACCAGGTTTATGGCTACATGTGAAAGATGTCACATGTGCATCAGAAATCCAGTGCATTTGGAAAATCCATCCACACTTGAACTTTTTTTGGCATGAATCAGATGCCCGTGTGTTAACCAGCCAAGGATATTGGTGGACGCAACCTGGGCATGATCTCACCTACCAGAGTGTGGCAGTCATGCCTGAAACACATGTGCCAGATTGGTGTACATGGCACACCTTTCCATGTGTGGGAATTTGCACTGATTGGGGAATTCATCTCATATGACATTAGCTGTTTGTATAATTGATACCATAAACCATGCACAAGCTGCTGAAGTCATGCAGCACACTATACAAGTGATGTCACAATGTCATGCTGCCACAAAAGCATACTGGGTTAGTGACCAACCTCCACCAATTAATTATCCTATACCTGTACAGTTTGTGCAAATACTGCCCATTACAAACTTTCCCTACGATTACAATAAAATATGTTTGCATCTAATACCTGAGACAGTTAAAGAGTCTCATCTGTTGATAATACAAACAGATGGTTATCCTGTTAACATAGACGCATGGGATGCTAGGTTCCTGGATTATGATTATATAGGTGCTGTTATGAGTGAACAATGGGTACCTAGGCAATACGGGGTGGGTAATGGAGGTTTCAGTCTTAGAAGTCAAAAGTTACTGTCAGCACTGCGAGTAATACAGGCAGATCCTGGTCTACAACATGAAGATACTACAATTTGTTGGGGTAATAGAGATCTACTAGAATACCAATACGCTATAAAATTTGCTCCCCATGATTTGGCTGATCAATTTAGTATAGAGTACAATATGAACAGTAAGTGGACAGGCAAGAGTTTTGGCTTTCACGGTAAACACATACAGCATTTGTATGCTATGAAACCCATGCCTGATCATCCAGCATCATCACATAAAACACTTTCTGTTGTGTGTATTGATACAAGAGACCATGCAGATGCGGCCCTTGCTGTGGTTAGAAGCATCAGCTGCTTGACATCTTGCAAACAAGTGAGCTGTGTGCACTGGTTACGTGATCTGTCCCTTTCCCAGCCAAGTATGTGTACCTGTGATCTGGCATCAAATAGCTCCAATTGTAAATTATCCCCATGATTATAATAAAATCACACTGGAACTGTTGGTGACAGTCATACAGGAAGATCACTTCCTACTAATTCAAGCTGATGGCTATGCAGTAAACTCAAGTGCATGGAGCGATGACTTTTTACAATATGACTATATAGGATCCCCGTTTAATGTTAATCTGGTGCCTGATTCCAAATTTGCTGTGGGCAATGGTGGATTTAGCTTAAGAAGTAAAAGATTACTTGATGCATTACATCATCTGAGAATAGTTGCCTCTGATAGATCAGAAGATATTTTAATTTGTTGGGATCTTAGAAACTCTCTAGAAGACATCTATGAAATTAAATTCGCGCCCTTACATGTTGCATATCAGTTTGGTATAGAGTTACCTGACAACTTTACAAATGGTCCTACTCCACCATTACCCTGGTTGGGTAAAAGTTTAGGATTTCACGGAAGGCATCCACTTGCAAATGTTTACTATACAAATCAATATGAATCAGGATTTGAAAGTTTTAAAGGAGAATCTAAATTGAAAATTGCAGTTTACACTATAGCGTTAAATGAAGAAAAATATGTGGACACATGGTTTGATAGTGTTCAAGAGGCAGATTATTGGGTAGTGGCTGACACAGGCAGCTCTGATGCAACTGTGAGCAAGTTGCGTTCTAGGGGAGTAAAGTGCGAATCAATTGTGGTTAATCCATGGAGATTTGATTTGGCAAGGAACATTGCACTCAGCTTAATTCCTAGAGATGTGGACATCTGCATCAGCATGGACATGGATGAACACATGCAGCCTGGCTGGAGAAACCATCTGGAACAAGCTTGGCAAGGTGACACCAATCGCATTAACTATGGCTACCATACCTACCATAATGCTGAATCAGAGCCCCATCTCAAATACATGGCCAACAAGATTCATGCCCGACACAACTACACCTGGCGTCGTCCTGTTCATGAAACTGTGTATTCCCTTGGATCTGAGTGCATAACAAAAGTACCAGACATGGTCATGAATCATACTCCTGATCCTAAAAAGGCTAGAAGCCAATACCTACCCTTGCTATTGCAAAGTCACACAGAAAACCCTGAGTGTGCTCAAACACTGTTTTGGTTAGCCAGAGAATATGCACATGAGAATCAGCATGAACCAGCTGTGCAATATTTCCACAAGCTGTTGCAAATGCCACATGTGTGGCACTTGGAAAAGAGTGAGGCAGAGCGATGGTTGGCCAAACTACTACCACATGAGCAATTGCAATGGTTGAGAAGGTGTGTGGCCACAGCACCTGAACGCAGAGAAGGCTGGAGAGATTTGGCTCTATATTTGTATTCACACGCCAATTGGGTCAGCTGTTATTCAGCATGTACAGAAGCATTAAACATAACACACGGTACAAATTCATATCTGGACATGACAGATGTATGGGGGCCGCAATTGCATGACTTGGCTGCCATAAGTGCTTGGAACATGGGGCTAAAAACAGAAAGTGAATCACATGCACAAGCAGCAGTTAATCTGGACCCTCAGGATCACAGACTGGTGGCTAACTTGACAGCCATCCAACATTCATTAGGTAAAACCTCATAAGGAACAACACATGAAAATAGCCATTTATACCCCCAGTCTCAACGAGGAAAAACATGCCCAAGCTTGGGCAGACTCATGTGCAGAAGCAGATTACCGTGTGGTTGCAGACACAGGCAGCACCGATGCAACCAAAGCCATACTGCAAGCAGCAGGCGTGCAAGTGCATGATATACTAATTAAGCCTTGGCGATTTGATTTAGCATACAATGTCACAATGGCCCTAATTCCCGCAGATGCAGATGTGTGTGTCTGTTTGCACATGGATGAGAGATTAGAGGCTGGTTGGAGACAAAAACTGGAAGCTGCATGGAAGCCAGGTACTACTCGTCTCAGATACACTTACATCTGGAACTGGATGGCAGATGGTTCACCAGGCAAGACCTGGTGGGGTGATCGCATTCATGCCAGAGTGGGTTATCAATGGGCCGGGGCAACTCATGAAGGTTTGTGTGCCAGGCTGCCCGAGCATCAAGAAATGTGTGGCGATTTACGCATCCTGCACTATCCTGATGTGAAAGTAAAGAAGAGTGATCTGGACTTACTCAACGAGGCTGTGAGAGAACATCCTGGTGATGCTCGCATGAAAGCATATCTGGGCAGAGAGCTCATGTACCGAGGACAAGCAGAAGAAAGTGTGAAGGTGTACAAAGAATTCCTCACCATGCCTTGCTGGAATGTGGAACGTGGTCATGCCATGATAAATTTAAGTTCAGTGGATACTGAAAACAAGTTGTATTGGCTCAAGTGTGCTGCACTTGAGATTCCCACACATCGTGAACCACATGTGGAAATGGCCAGATATTATTATCAAAAGTCAGAATGGCAATCATGCTGGGAGCACACACAAAAAGCATTGGCTATTACCCATCATCCCATGGATTACACATGCTCAGAGGAGGCATGGTCGTGGCTTCCACATGATTTGGCAGCCATTGCAGCTTGGAACTTGGGACTCAGGCAAGAAGCTCTCACCCACGCTCGTATGGCTATTCAGTTCAACGCCACTGACACCAGACTGCAAAACAATGTTACATTGATTGAAGACTGGTTCAAGGAGCAAAATTTGATTTAGAGTGTGGGCTTGATTCGTTTTTGTCTGAACACAATGCGACCGCGAGTTAAGTCATAAGATGAAATCTCCACAGTAACTGAATCCAGCACATGAATATTGATATTGTTTATGCGCATCTTACCTGATAGATGCGCCAATATCACATGGTCATTTTCCAGTTTAACTCTGAATAATGCATTAGGACACACTTCAATCACTGTGCCTTGCATTTGGATATAATCTTCTTTGCTCATGTTGGTGCGCTATTTATGTGCATGAGGGAATCACTAAATTTTCCCATGGATTTTGTCTGCTAGACCCATTTGCACAGCTTGTACCGCAGTCAGAAACACATCATGAGCAGGTAAAAGTGTTTCACGTATTTGCACTTCTGTGAGCTGGCTACAATTTTGATAATGACTCATGACTCTTTGGGTGGTCAATTTAAAATCTTCTTGAATACTCATGAGTTCATGCAACTTGCCCTCTGCAACTCCTGACCATTGATGACTCATGATGCTGGTGTTGGGAGTCAGGCTTCTGTGTCCTGGTGCCCCTGCCATGAATATCATTAAACCACTACTGCTGATTTGACCCAGTCCCAAAGTGTGCACAGGCACTGCACTGTGTTTGATCACATCAATTATGGCAAAGGCGCTATTCAAATCTCCACCTTCACTATTGATGATCAGTGTGATATGTTTTCTGGATTTAATAGGGAAATAGTTGTGGCTGAGTATGAATCTGATCACACGTTCACTTAAAGTGACATCCAGTTCACCAAACATGGTGCACACACCCTGGGCATCCAGCACATTGTCCACGTCAAATTCATTAGGATCATATTTGGTCATGTGTGTCTCTCAGATGATAATCAGGTAGGAGCATGTGTCTCCCAATAACTATTTACATAATCTGTATGATGATGAGGAGCATGATGACCACACAAACATACTATGTGACCTGGCACACTTGGCTGGAACAAGAAGTAACCACACCCTGGGACTTTTGGTACTTGAGTAAAGGCACCATGCCCAAAACCACAGGGGCGATTGACAATCTGGATCCTGAACAAGTGTGGCAAGTGTGGCAGAATCCCCAGGATATCAAATGGGATAGTGTCACACAACCTGTATGGGACATCAAGTTGGCTGCATTTGTGCAGGCAGAGTCTGCAGAAAAAGCTCAGTCACAAGTATCTGAGATTTTTACGGATGCAGTTTATGATAAATGTGTGTGGGTTGATGAGGACACCCAACAGCAAATTAAAAAGCTGTTTGGTGAAACTCTCACACGTGGTGTTTAGCGACCACTTTTAATTGCCTTAACAGCAGCATCACGGGTGTGTGTGATGGCCAGGATGATCCAGATCTGGGGCACACCCAAACCATTCTTGATGTACCAGTCACGATCCCGTTCAGGATCATCGATTTCTGCCCAGACGACAAATTTTTGGTCATATGCACGCTGAACAATTTCAATATTACGAGCCATTTTAGATCTCCTTGTGCAACATTTGTGCACGTTTTGGAGTTGGACACACTAGTTTAATATTACCAGTGTGATTGAGCACCATGCTCAAATATTTTATAGTGGATCATTTTATTTGTGTCAACTGATATTGGTCCATGCATCACATACATCAATACCAGCCCAACTGACCAATCATGTGACTAGCCACCATGGCAAATGCCATACTCAAGTTATGGGACCTGAGAACGCCTCTCTGAGGAATGCTCACCACTACCCCATCCATCTTGATACCAGCTTGAATGATGTCCATGGGAATACCCTCGCGCTCGGTGCCCATGACCAGCATGATCTTCTTGTTTTGAGACTCACACCCAGCATGTAGTGAACACCAATCCGCATCATACACATTCACACCACCCTGTTCCACAAACACTGGCACAACTGAATGGTGCTCACAATATTTTACAAACACATCCACTTGTAGTTTAAGATCCTCATCCACACCCCACACCTTGTCCACAGGAGTGTAGTTGGCTGCTCCCACCAAGCCTCTGTTGTCAATTTTACGGCGGCCAAACACCACACACTGTTCAGCACCCATCAAATGAGCACTTCTGATCACAGTGCTCACATTCAGGTCGCCCAACACATTCAAGGTCATTACCCAAAATGGGAACGTGGATGCGGCAGTCATCTGTTGCAGCTCAGCCACGCTCATGTGCTTGAGATCATCATGCACATTCTTTTCACTGTACAGCTCAGGCACCATCTGATTCCTGAGCTCATTAATGTTTTGTGTGATATTGATTTGGGTCACACCACCAACTCCACTAGATCTGCATAATATGCAGCCACCTCATGAAGGCCTCCAGAATGTCCCATCTGCCAAGCTTTTCCATACAGCAAATCTGCCTTGGGATGCCCAGTCATGAGAAAGTGTGCCTCAAGGTCAATACGGAATTCTGATTCCAGAGCCACACTGCGAGAATAATAAGCAGCCTGCATTTCACGATGCTGCTTTTTGGCTTGATCATATACTTCCAGCCTGTCTGCAAAACCCCGCACTTCTGCAGGAGTGGCCATTCTGCTCAACAGGGGTTTACGTGGAGCTTGCGGAAGGGCTTCAGGGTTACGGTATGCATTATTTTCCAGCTTGATCCACACATCCTGATGCATCGCTCATGTATCCTTCTATGTCCAAAGTGCATAATAACATGTGCATGATGTGTGTCAATCAGATTCTGTAGATTTCCATGATTTACGGGATTTAATTAACAAGTAGCTTTTATTATCTTGTTTTAATGATTATTTTTGCATATTTAATTCCTTGGGTGGTGTTGGGATAGACATACTCTCCCTGTGAATAAATCACAGGAAGATTAGCACAATAACTTGCCTTGGTCTGGCGAGGTTATAGAGCATGTGGCACCAATTTTCAACTAACAGTTGATCCAAGCGGTTGTCCGGTACTTGTAACATGTGTTTCACATGTGATTGGCAATCTGGAATTATGCATTCCACAGCGGTAAAGTGTGTGCAGGCCTCATGCTTCTACATCACACTCCTGATGGTTGACAATGACAGGTCAGAGCCATCCTTTTATACACATGCATCACATGCGAAGATAATTTTGAGATTCTTTCTCCTGTCTTAGAATCTTATACCAGGCTCGCACTAGAGAGTTTCACATCATGCAGGTAGCGGTGCTTCCTGGTCGGCCCAAGCAAAGCCAATGTTTTGCGTTCCTGATGGAGACCATCCCTTCCGCCAGCGGGTGCCATTTACCGCCATATTCAGTGTTTGTATATGATTAGCGTGTGAAACATACAGTATTTTCCACCGCTGGATCAAACGATCAGATCAAATCTTCTGCTTGAGAACCAAATATGATTGCAACACATGATGTTCCACCACCAAGTGTTCACCCATGGGCCAAACTGTGTATGCACCATCCAACATGCGTTGCAATTTGCTGGCTTCACTCACAGCCTGCTCTGTAAAAACTTGGGCCTGTGCTGGCACATGTTCTTGTAATGAAACCACTTGGTACACATGATCAACATGTGCCCGTTGCAAACAGATTGTGGGTGCGTCATATTCAAAGTCTGTGAGTGCACTGTGTGTGAACCATTCTGTCAATTGATCAGTTTGTGGCAGTGTGCCCTTTTGAGGCTTGGGTTTTGGTTTTAAGTCCACCCATTTTTCCAAGTTGTCCGCATTTAACACAACCACTTTGCCTTTGGCCAGTTTTTGACTGGTGAATTGCCATTGTGTTACATCTGTGAGTTGACTGACTTCTGCCACAATGTGAAGCAGCTTGGGCACAAATTGCTGATCACGTTTGATTTCCACAAATGTCACATAATACCCTTCTTTGGTGGGCGCAGGTGACACATCTGTATCCAGCACGTTCTGTGGAGACCTCTCTATGAAGTTACTCAGATCATGTGCAGGATCCTCCTCAAAGGAGTAAAATGCCACCACAATCACTGTGCGATCATCAATCTTACTGGAAAATTCATCCACACTGATTAATGGCAGGATCAAATGGTTCAAATCACCCTTGCGTAAGCCTTCTGTGAGTTTCATACCTGTGGTACTCCTTGTACAACGGAACCCTGGGTGATTTGATCTTCTGCTGTTTCTGTGTCATATGCTTCTTCATCATATTGGTCCAGCATGTCCTGATTCACAGCTTCCACAAATCGTCTGGGTATGCACATGTGCACCAACCATACATCATGTGGCTTCATGCGAGGCTTGTGAGTGCCTGGCTCATAGTCTGATGGATTGCGGATGGGCTCTGGTCTGAGTTCTTGCGCCTTTTCATATTTTACTATGGTGCCGTGGGGAGTCAGTCTTAATCCACCTTCAGGATCAGGCATCATTTTATATTCATATTTGAGAGTGATTTCAATCCAGTATTTGCGTACCACAGGACCTCGCACCAACACACCCTTTATCCAGTTGTCAAACACATACAAATTGGAATTATCCAGATAGTCTTCCACATCCACCATGATGTCAATCAGGTTGGGTTGAGATGTCAGCTTGACTATTGCGTCAGTGGATGCATTTTCTCTTAGTATGGTCATATAGTTCACATGTGCAATTTATGGTATTTATACATTTATCACATGGAATACCACAGCCTGTAAAAATTGTCAACCCTTGTGTTTGGATAGGTGCCCAATTTGACCCAAACACAAGGTGTTAACATTCAGTCTTGATACATTTCTAGTATTGTTTCAATTATGGGATTGCGTTCCACATCACGTGAGCTAAACTCGCATAGCTCAATACCTGGTCGGTTTTTTAATCTTTGAATAACATCTTTCAATCCATTGACTTCAAATCCTCTGTCATGTTGTTGTATGTCGCCTGTGACCACTATCTTGCTGTTAGTACCTATGCGAGTTAGCAGCATCTTCATTTGGTTGGGTGTGGTATTTTGAAACTCGTCACCTATAATCCAGCTGTGATGAAAAGTTCTGCCACGCATGTAAGCTAATGGCACAATGTCTATCACACCAGACTCCACCATGTCCAGCACTTGCTTCTTGGAGTAAAACTCGTGAAAGTAATCCAAGATGGGCAGTACCCAAGGTTGCATTTTTTCAATCAATGTGCCTGGAAGAAATCCATGCTGTTCATCCACACTTACTGCTGGTCTGGTTATTATAATTTTCTTGAACAAACCAGATTTGTATGCCTGGATACCTGCATATGTGGCAAACATGGTTTTACCACAGCCAGCAGGACCCACAGCAAACAATATATTTGTGTTTGGATCTTCCAGCTTTTCCACATAAGTTTCTTGATTGAGATTTTTAGGAATTAATGCTACTTTGTTTTTCATATTGGTGTTGCATGGGTCTAGATCACTGATGTTATCGCGAGCCTGCTTGTTGTGCAGATTGCGATCTTCTCTAGGATTGGCTTTATTAGAGCGCTTCAATCTTCTAGTCAAAGGCGGTTTCTCCTTGTGAGAGTTGGGCACCGGTCGTATTTAAAATCAATAGCAAGATTAAAACTACACACATTAGTTATTATTGTAAATTGATCCAACTTATACATTGTCCATAAATATCAAAAACTATTGAGTTTGTGATATGACCAGTAATATAGATCCTTCTGCAATCAACACACAGGTACCTGTTGCTAACAGTGATAACCCCAGTCAGGATTTGAGAAATAACTTTTCTCAGATACAAAATCAGCTGGTGGTGGCAGCAGATGAGATCAGTGTCCTGCAAACTGATTTGAACTTACGTGGGCAAATCCAAAATGATGCAGTTACTTTGGTTAAAAACCCTGCTGGGGCATTTGTGGTCACCATAACCACACCGGATCCTAATGGGCCCACAAACAGCACCATAATAACCAGAATACAATCTGCTGATTTAGCCAGAGCATATGAATTCAAGGGCACCAGCGCACTCCAAGTGCCCGTGGGTCGTACAGCCCAACGCCCTGCAGGCGCACCGCTGCCACCTGCAAGAGGCATGATCAGATACAACACTGATCTGGAAACTATTGAGTTTTATCAAGGTTTCAACTGGGTACCCATGGCAGTCACAGGACCCATGGGACCCAGTGGTGGAGCCACAGGTGCAACTGGTCCATCAGGAGTGGGTCCTAGAGGTCCCACAGGTGCTGCTGGTATTGCAGGATCTGCAACTAATACAGGTGCCACAGGTGCCCCAGGGGTAACAGGACCCACAGGTGCACAAGGTATTCCTGGCACAGCCACCATGACTGGTGCAACTGGCCCTGTGGGTGCCACAGGTCCGTTAGGCGGCCCTCCAGGAGAGAGAGGACCCACAGGTTATGCAAATCCATACGGCCCAGATCGCAGTGTACAATTCAACAATGCAGGAGTGTTTGGTGGTAGTGCAGCCGTAACATTTGATGGCACACAACTGGTTGCAAATCAATTACAAGTGGACCAAGTACAGGTAAACAACGATACAATCACAAACATCTTGAACCAAGGTGTGCTTAATCTCACAGCCAAAGGACAATTGGCAGATATAAGAGTTAACAATCCTGGTGGTGGATACACACAGGTGCCAGGCGTCAATATTGATCCCCCACCACCTGGTGGTGTACAAGCTGTTGCAGAAGCCAGAATGGGCATGGTGCAAGCTGTGCCTTACCAGAGAGGCTTGGACTATGTGCTTGACGATATTCTGATTGTGCAAGGTGGTGTGAGTGTGGCTCCCACTCTACTCAGAGTGGACACTGTGCGCATTGGTCAAGCCAATGTGGATCCCGACAACCGTGGTGTGGGATACAAACCTAATGACGAACTAATTGTGGTGGGTGGTGCATCACCTGTACCTGCCACAATGATTGTGACCAGAGTGAGATTGAGAGATCCTCAAATAGTCTTTCCAGGCAGAGGATATGTGACAGGTAACACAGTGGAAGTATTTGGTGGTTCAGGCTTGACAGCCACATGCTCGGTTGTGGCAACCCCCATCATGGTATCATTTACAACAACTACGAATGGGTTAGTCAACTCCTGGATTTTAGTCCCTTTGCTTACGTTGGATCCAAGTGAGTATGAAGATATATTTGTTACACTCTCTAATACTGTGCTTGTGCTAAATGAAAACTTCACTGTTAGCACAGCTACGTCCAGCATACTCACAATAATCAATCTGCCTGAGAGCTTGCGAGCTAATGTGAGTATTGTTAACATTCCTAAAAGTGGTCTAGTATTAAAAGCTGTGCTGGGTGGTCAAGTAGTCAACCTGAACTCCGTATCCAGGGGCAGCTATAGAGAACTACCCAACCTGGTCATGAACACCCTGATTGGTGGATCAGGCTCTGGCCTAGTGGCTGAGTTCCAGACAGAAGTGGATGAAGTCCTCTTGCAGAACAGAGGACCTTACACCATCCTGCCTGACTTAACTTTGAACAGAGTGACTGGGGGGTCAGGATTTGGCGCATTCTTTAACATGCGCAGCGAGATCAATGAACTACAAATTGTGGATGCAGGCAGATATTCCTTCCTGCCACCCTTGACTGAGAACCCTGTTGTGGGTGGATCAGGCACAGGTGCTACTGTGAACATGAGCGCAGGTGTGTTTGGTCTGGATGTGATTCAGGCAGGATTTGGCTACACATCTAGTCCCAAGATCATAGCAGAAGCCAGCCCTAGCCGTAACACTGCCAGATTGACTGCCGTGATGTCAGGTGCACAAGTGGCAGTGGGGGACCTGATTGTGCGAGGTTCTGCTGTGGGTACAGCACCAGCAGTCACAAACGTGATTTACGTCACACAGGATGGTGATGATGCTAATGATGGTTTGGCAGAAGACAGAGCCAAGAGGACCATTAAAGCAGCTTGTGCCATATCCAAGCCCTTCAGTACAGTGTTTGTGAGAGCAGGTAATTATTATGAGAACAACCCCATATATGTGCCTGAACGAGTGGCCATTATTGGTGACAACCTGCGTCGTGTGAACCTGTTCTATAATAATCCTGAGAAAGACTTCTTTTGGGTAAACAATGCAACCTATATTGCAGGTGTGAGCTTCAGAGGCGGTAAGATTGGTGTGAATGGTAATGGATACTCTATTGCATTCCCACCCTATTACGATCCTGATCTGCCTCCAGGCATACCAGGCGGTGCTGGCAGAATCACCACATCACCATATGTGCAGAACTGCACTTGCTTCAACACCACTGGTGGTGGTATGAGAGTGGATGGTGACAGAGCACGTGGCACACGCAGTATGGTGTTGGATGCGTTCACTCAGTATAATCAGGGTGGACCAGGCATTCACATCACCAATCAAGGTTATGCTCAGCTGGTGAGTATATTCACTATCTGCACTAGTGTGGGCACATGGGTACAAAGCGGTGGCACATGCTCCATCAGTAATTCAAACACCAGCTTTGGCACAATAGGAATCTTGGCAGAAGGCATCAGTCCTTGGTTGTTTGGTGGCCGAATCAAAACAGGCACAGGCAGATTCAGATCAGATAATGTGACAGTACAACAGATCACAGACAGACCTTTTGTGGGTCTAGTGGCCACTATTGGTCCAGAATTCAGCTATGTGGAAAATATAACCATCTCTGATCAAGGTTCAGGATACAAAACAGAACCCACAGTCGAAGTGGAGCCACCTGAGGGATATGCCAGGAGACAGGCACAGGTGCGCATACCCATGAAGGCTGTTTGGGCAGAAGTGAATCCGTTTAATAGAGGTACAGGTTATGCACGAGGTGAATTTTATACTGTGTATGATCCTGATGATCCTGGTGTTTTAGCACCAGGTGGTGGCCGAACAGTTATAAAAGTGGAACAAGTTGATTCAGGTGAATTAGAACTAGTGAGTGTGGCCTTACAGGGAAGTTATTCTGTCCCACCCAATCCTTACAATGCCAAATTAGCATTTGGGTCAGCTACAGTCAATTTAGTGTACGAAATGAACACTGTAACACCGGGCAAACTGCCTGAAGGTGTATCTAATCCCATCATACCCATTGATGGCGGTTCTGGCTACACAGGTGGAGCATATGTGACAATATCTGACGTGAGTGGACAGAACGCTATTGTGAGCCAGTTGATTTACGAAGCGCAAGCAGTTAACAAAATAAACGCAGGTGCTGGATATGTTACAGGAGATAAAATATATATTGAGGGTGGTAATTATCCTGATCCCACAAGGGACACACCCACCATAATCACTGTTACAGTGGTGGACGAGGCAGGCAGGGTCACAGGCTGGGATTTACAACCTGCAGATGTGGGTGCATATGATACTCTGCCCATTGCAAGTGGTGCAGCCACTACCACATCAGGATTGGGTAAAGGGTTCAGTTGTGTAATAGACTTTAAGATATCAAAAATTGTGATGGCAGACGGTGGCGCAGGCTACACATCACCCATAATCACAGTGAGCGGCGGTGGCGCTGCCACATCAAAGGCCAGATCTGAGTATGATTCACTCACAGGCACAGTAACAGGCACCACATTGATCAGTCAGGGCAATGGCTATATTGCACAGCCCTTGATCACAATAACAGGTGGTGGTGGGGCAGGTGCCACTGCCATCAGCATTGTGGAAGATGGCACAGTGGTCGAAGTCAGAGTGACCAATCCAGGTGAAAATTATAATACCACTCCAGATGTCACTTTTTCAGGTGGCGGTGGGTCAGGTGCAAGGGCCAGTGTGATCAGATTCAAGGTCGTGTTTGCACAGGTTAACAATGGTGGCGCAGGCTACAAAGTGGACCAAATACTCACTGTGCAAGGTGGTGTGGGATCCTCCATGATAGCATATGTGACTGCTGTGGATGTTAACGGTAAAGTCACACAGGTGGCCATTGACAACGCAGGATCTTACTCCATGTTGCCAGCCACAGTGGCAGCACCCACCACGGTGCTGCCCACAGGTGGCACAGGGTGCCTGTTGGACCTCAGCATGGGTATCAACACCATAGAGCTGGCTAGCGGTGGATCCAGTTATCGTAGTGGGCCCAGAGTGAGATTTGTGGGCGGTGATGCAGAAAGCATGGGCTTCACCACCGGCAAATCATATTATACATACTATCCTGGGCAATTACCCATACCCAGCCATGAAATAATGACCACAGCTACACAACGTGTGCGAAATCTCACACGTGATGTGTTGGTGACTGGTATGGTTGTGACTCCTGCAGATAATGGTGAAGCTCAAGTGGTGGATCCTGCCCTGAGTGTGCCAGTGGGTGCAGAAAGTGTGTTAGTGAATGCAATCACAAATGCTATGTATGATTTGGTCACCAGTTTCTTCTACACTGTACCATTAAATGGTGCTGATCCAGTCAAGCCTTATAATGGGGTGAGTGTGACTGCTTTTGATAATGCTGCTCAGCTGTTACTGTTGAACAAGAGCTTCCTACAAGCAGAATGTGTGGCCTATATTAACGAGATATATCCTGGACTTGCATATGACCCAGCAGTGTGTGCAAGAGATATTGGACTACTAATTGATGCTGTTGCGCTTGATATTGAAGTGGGTGGTTATGTGAGAAGCATAAAAGCTGGCAGAGCATACTGGGAAGGCACAACCAGAGTGATTGGTAGTGGGGAAGTTGTACCCACACTCAGCGCACTTGCCTTCTTGAAAGTTTGGTCTAAACAACTTGTGGTGAATAATGTAACACCACCAGGTATTCCATACCTGGGTGCGTTTTACCAAACACAAGTGGCGCCGGAGACACAAAGCACACTGATTGGTGGTCAACGTTCTCAAGAAAACGTGGGCACATGCTTTGACATGATGTCATATGTGATTGGTACATCTGTATTTGGTCCAGCATTGCAAATATTTGAGAATACCAGTCAACTGTTGTTGGCCAATAAAAACTTCCTGCAAGCCAAGGCGTTGGATTATGTAATTGCATTAATTCCTGCACTATCACTGGAAGACAAAACCAAATTTTCCATATACATGGGCCTCATAGTGGATGCAGTAGCTGGAGACATGGTGGGTGCAGGAGGTACACCAGCCATCGCACAAGCCAATCTGTATCCCAAATATTACACAGTGAGTGTGGCCTCACCATTGGTGCCCACTGGCACCAGTATTGAACCAGCCATGGCAAGTGAAGAAAGCTTCAACTTTACTGCTGGAAAATTTTATTGGGCAGGAAACATCTCAGTATTAGATCCCCTGCCAGGTCCCAGCAGTCAGGTGATTGCCACTAATGCAGCCTTGAATTATGCCAGAGATTGGGCACTCAACTTGGTTCAGAATGTGACCACACCACCTGTGGGATATGTGGGATCACCATACCAGGGCATTGTGCTGCCAGTAACAGATAGTGATCTGCCCGATGGTGTGGACAGTGTGCAGAGTGTGACCAGATTCTTTGATAATATTACTGGATTCATTGGTGCAACTGACCCAACCACATTACAGAAGATATTCACAGATGCAGCCGTGGAATTACAGGCACAAAGATCTGCCCTACTGATTATTATGGATGAGTGGCTAATTGATAATTACCCAGGTCCCACACCTCCACCTCCCTTCACACCAGAAGAGACCGTGTTGTGGCTGGAAGGTTTGGGATATATTTTGGATGCCTTGGAAGGAGATATCCAAAAGGGTGGTATTAGTAATAGTGTGCATGTGGCCAGAACATACTGGAATGGTACAATTAGCACACTTAACACAGCACAACGGTTTGCCACTATAGCAGCCCTAGTGGAGTTGGAAACTCAAGTGAACACAGTGTTAACTGCCTATCTGGCCACAGTGGACACTGCCATCATCACATGCTTTGATGTGATCAAACAAATTATTGACGATGGTGCTGAACTAACAGGTTATAGATCAGCCAGTCAGTTGATGAGACTGAACAAAACCTTTTTGCAACAGGAAGTGAGAGCATATGTGCAAACTGCCACGTTTGTGACCACATATTTGGGTGGTATTCCACTAAATCCCACACTACTAGATAAGTGCACTAGAGATGTGGGATACATTGTGGATGCTGTGGCTGCTGACTTGGTGGGAGCTGGTGAATTTGCATTAGGAAATACTCAGAATAAAGAGACCACAGTGTCGTTCGAAGAGGTCACCGACTATGCACCCTTGGACAATGAGATTGTAAACTTGTACCAAGTGAGTGTGGCAAGTGCAAGCAGTCACACATTTGAATATGTGGGATCAGGCACAGACATCAATACATGCCTGCCACAAACAGGTGGTGTGCCCATTCAAGAGAATGAAGTGGTCATGCGTAGGGGTGGTAGAGTTTACTACACTAGTACAGATCACAAGGGTGACTTCAGAATTGGTGAAGGGTTGGTGATCAATCAGAACACAGGCACACTGAGCGGTAGAGTGTTTGCCAAGAGCTTGTTTGGTATTATAACACCATTCGTGCTCAGTATTGAAGCCAGTGGCTGATTTTCCATATACGTGTTTGTGAGAATGGTTAAATATTCTCACAAGCACCCAACAAGGATGACAATTCATGGCTGTATTGCCACTTAACACGTTCAGAACCATCACTCGATCACTAACAAGCACAATTCAAACATTGTACACTTGCCCCACAGGTGTTACAGGCATCGTGCTCATGGCACAAGTGAGTAATGTGAGCGCATCAGATACAGGCAAAATCACATTTTTGCATGTACGGCAGGGTGTGAATACTGAACTTGTTAAAAACTGTCCTGTGCCCATAGAAGATGCACGCAGTGTGCTCACAGGCAGACTGGTGCTGGAGGAAGGGGATCGTATCACTGTAATAGCAGATGCTTCCAACGTGCTCAAGATTGTCATGAGTGTTGTGGAAAGTGCGAACACTTAACCAGTAAATACGAAGTTATATGTGAGTGAGCCAGAATGACCAGACTTATAAGCGGTAAAGTACGATTATTTCCCATTTCCAGTACAGGGCCTGCATACCCTGCTGGCACTAGATTTGGCAGACCAGAATTTCTGGCTCTGGAAACAGCTGAGCCTAATCTGGGACTTCCTGACTCAAATGAAGATTACTTTTTATACAGTTATACTGACGGCCGTAGAGAGTGGCGTCAGGTCACAGGACAAACAGGCATAACAGGTCCAACTGGTCCAACTGGTCCCACAGGGCCTACTGGTCCTACTGGCCCCACAGGCCCCACAGGGCCTACTGGTCCTACTGGTCCTACTGGCCCCACAGGTCCCACAGGTCCCACAGGGCCTACTGGTCCTACTGGCCCCACAGGCCCCACAGGTCCAACTGGCCCCACAGGTCCCACAGGTCCCACAGGGCCTACTGGTCCTACTGGCCCCACAGGCCCCACAGGGCCTACTGGCCCCACCGGTCCTACTGGACCCACAGGTCCACCTGGAACTGGGGCAACTGGCCCAGCAGGTACAACAGGTCCTTCGGGAGGTCCTCCTGGTCCCCCGGGTCCAACCGGACCTTCTGGCGGCCCACCTGGACCAACAGGACCAACTGGTGACACAGGACCCACTGGAGAATCAGGACCCACGGGTGAGACTGGTCCCACAGGACCCACAGGACCCACAGGACCCACCGGAGCAACTGGTGCAGGGGACACAGGACCCACAGGACCCACAGGACCCACAGGACCCACAGGTCCTACTGGACCCACTGGACCCACTGGCCCCACAGGACCCACAGGACCAACTGGTGCTACTGGTGCAGGGGACACAGGCCCCACAGGACCCACAGGACCAACTGGTGCTACTGGTGCAGGGGCCACAGGGCCTACAGGTCCACAAGGAACAGGTCCCACCGGTGTTACAGGGGCTCAAGGTGTTACTGGGCCTTCAGGTGGTCCTATTGGACCCACAGGTCCAACCGGACATACTGGACCCACAGGCCCTACTGGTCTAAAAGGACCCACTGGTATAGGAACAACTGGCGGTACTGGCCCTATTGGCAGAACAGGTCCCACAGGACCCACGGGACCCTTGGGGTTACAAGGTCTTCAGGGCCCTCAAGGTGTCCCAGGGATAAGAGGAACCACAGGCCCAGCAGGTGTAACAGGTCCTTCAGGAGGCCCTATTGGACCTACAGGAGCCCAGGGCATAAGCGGATTTAGTGGAATTAGTGGAATTAGTGGGTTTAGTGGATATTCAGGGGTGTCAGGAGCTAATGGTCTAGATGGATTGAGTGGATTCTCGGGTACATCAGGCATAAGTGGTTTATCGGGACCTACTGGTGTAGGAACAAGCGGATTTAGTGGATACAGTGGATACAGTGGCGCCAGTGGGTTAAGGGGTACAGATGGCACAAATGGAACAAGTGGTTTCAGTGGTTTCAGTGGTGCACAAGGTCCATCCGGTGGTGAATCAGGCACCAGTGGTTTCAGTGGCACAAATGGAACAAGTGGTTTCAGTGGTGCAAGTGGTTTCAGTGGCACCAGCGGCACCAGCGGTTTCAGCGGATTCAGTGGCACCAGTGGCACCAGTGGCACCAGTGGTTTCAGCGGATTTAGCGGATTTAGCGGATTCAGTGGTACCAGTGGCACTGATGGTACCAGTGGTTTCAGTGGTTCAGATGGCATAAATGGCCTAAATGGCATAGATGGTACTAGTGGTTTCAGCGGGTTCAGTGGCGCAAGTGGTTTCAGTGGTTTCAGTGGTTTCAGTGGTGCACAAGGTCCATCTGGTGGTGAATCAGGCACCAGTGGTTTCAGTGGTGCAGATGGCATAAATGGTACTAGTGGTTTTAGCGGGGTCAGTGGCGCAAGTGGTTTGAGCGGGTTCAGCGGCACCAGTGGTTTCAGTGGTTTCAGTGGTACAGATGGCATAAATGGCCTAAATGGCATAGATGGTACTAGTGGTTTCAGCGGTTTCAGCGGATTCAGCGGATCAAGTGGCACCAGTGGTTTAAGTGGTTTCAGTGGTGCAGATGGCATAAATGGCATAAATGGCCTAAATGGCATAGATGGTACTAGTGGTTTCAGCGGATTCAGCGGATCAAGTGGCACCAGTGGTTTCAGTGGTACAGATGGCATAAATGGCATAAATGGCATAAATGGCATAAATGGCATAGATGGTACTAGTGGTTTCAGTGGTGTCAGTGGTTTCAGTGGTGCACAAGGTCCATCTGGTGGTGAATCAGGCACAAGTGGTTTCAGTGGTGAGTCTGGAAATATTGGAATTAGTGGTTTTTCAGGTGAGTCTGGCCAGTCAGGCACAAGTGGACTCAGCGGCACAAGTGGCTTTAGTGGGTTAAGCGGAGTTTCAGGTCTTAATGGAGTTGGGGGTAGTGGCTTCAGCGGATTTAGCGGATTTAGCGGAGTTGGAGCAAGTGGCTTTAGCGGCTTTAGCGGCACAAGTGGCTTAAGCGGAGTTGGAACAAGTGGCTTTAGCGGCACTAGTGGACTCAGCGGCACAAGTGGCTTAAGCGGAGTTGGAGCAAGTGGCTTTAGCGGCACTAGTGGAGTTTCAGGTCTTAATGGAGTTGGTGGAAGTGGCTTTAGCGGCACTAGTGGACTCAGCGGCACTAGTGGACTCAGCGGCACAAGTGGACTCAGCGGCACAAGTGGCTTAAGCGGAGTTGGGGCTAGTGGATTCAGCGGCACTAGTGGACTCAGCGGCACAAGTGGCTTAAACGGAGTTGGTGGAAGTGGCTTT